CCAGCCGTAACCGTCGCCCCACGCGAGGTAATCATTCAGCATTTTAGGCGTCAAACAGGCTGCATTGAGCAGCCCGCCGACGGGCGATGTGCGCATGGTGGCGGCGTCGCAAATGCGAGTCTCCACTAAATTCGGAATGCCCGTGTACCCGATGTGCGTGATCCAGTCGATTCGGTCGCAGGTAAACTCCCCGATAACCTTGCCGTGCTGCTTTTTCTGAGCGCTCGGCACAACGCCGCACCGTGTGCAATAGATATAGCACTTAAACGGCGTGTCCAGCTTTGGCCGCGTCTTGCGCACTTCAATCGTCTTATTGCCGTTGACGATCTTCTCGCACCACTTCGGGTGGATGCTGAATAAAACTGCTTTGCTCATAGCTCCTCACTCGTCCTTTCGAATCGGATTTTCATTTGTGCAGGGCAAAGATCCACTTCCGGTCGGCGAGACCCTGTCCAGCGGAGCCCACCGGCCTGACCTACGCATTTCCACCCCGCCGCCTTGAGGCTCACGCCGCTTTCGCTTTCAAGGATGTAGGTCACAAGCCGCTTGTAGCCCATCGCCCGAGCTGCGCGCCACGCAGCGGCGTACAGCATCGAGCAGGCATTCCGCGTCCCATCCGTGCAAAGACGGTTGACCTCGAGCGTCCATCCGTCGTCAAGGTGACGCGCGACAGGCCTTCCGACGATGGCGACACCAACGATTTTCTCACCGTCAGAGCAACCGATTGAAAACTTGTGTCCTACGACCGGCTTGTGGTGTCGGTGATGCTGCTCGACATAGGCATTCGCCTCTTTCAACGTCATCGGGCATACTTCAAGCATCTCCTTTCGCCTCCTGCTCGTCGAACTGCCTTTTAACTTCATCGTGCAGCAATTTCCATTTCTCCCCGGCATCGTAGCAGTTTGCAAGCGCAATAAGGATGTCTATGACCTCGCCCCGCCGGAGCTTCAAGCGGCATGTGCGGTTGTTGTTAATCAGCATCCGCCTCCACCTCCTGCACCTTCCCCAGCGGGCAGTAGAAAAGGCAGTTGTGCTTGCTCGCATCCCGCAGGATCGCTCTATGTACCGCCTTGCCGCTCTTGTCGAATCGCAGCTCATAGCCCTCGGGGTAATATTCGATCCCGGCGTACAGCACCTTCGGCTTGCGATAGGTGAGCATCGCCGCGCTCACGCAGAGTTTCAGATAGTCGCTGCGCTTCACGCGCCCTCAACTGCCTTTTCGGCGATCATGTCCCGCAGCGCGTCCAGCGCGCGGTAGATCTTCGGGCGGCTCTCGTCGTCCAGCTCGTCCGCGATCTCCGTCATGCGGTTCACCGTTTCCTGCGCCTGACGGAACAGCACGCCGAACTCCGCGAGCGCCTTGTTGTCCATGGCCGCCGCGCTCTTCTTTTCCTTTTCCAGCGTTTCGCGCAGCGCCTCGCGCTCTTCCTCGGCCTTTTTCAGCGCCTCCGCCGCGGCCGCCATCTCGTCCTTTGCTTTTTTCAGCTCGTCCTTCGCTTTTTTCAGCTCTTCGGCCTTCTTGCCGAGCGCCTCCGCCTTCTCCGTTTCCGCGTCCTTCTTCGCCTCCGCCACCGCGAGCGCGATCTGTTCCTCGCTCGCGTCCACGGTTTGCACCGCCACGTCCACGGGCTTTTCGC